AAAAATACTACGATTCCAGAGATTATGAAGGAGATTGTCAAACGATAGCTGATATTAATCAAGTAGATTTGACAAAAGGTAAATGGTTAATTCTTACTAGAACTAAATCTAATCTATTGCAAATAATGAAAGATTTAAAAAATAAAAATTATTATTATCAAAGTAACAAAGGTAAAAGTTTTAAAGTTGGTTTGTACAAAGCTGCTGTGGCTTACACTAAATGGAGAAACGAAGGTGAGCTAGATGAAAAAGAAATACAAGAAGTTAAAGACTACATACCAAATGGTGATTGGGATGATAAGATTCCATGGTTTGATAAATTTGTCGAAGACCAAAAAGAAATTCTATACTTACGTAATCTTTTATCAACAAACGAAAAGCTAGATGAACCTGCTAGAATTTGGTTATCAACTATTCATGCAGCAAAAGGTGGAGAAGGAGATAATGTAATTTTATCCATGCACCAGGGATCAAAAGTTAAAAAAGGCATTAGTTTAAGTGTTGACAAACAAGATGAGGAGCATAGAGTGTGGTATGTGGGCATTACAAGAGCACGTAATAATCTATACAAATTAAAAGCAAAAAAGAAAATAAAGGAATATCAACTATGACAACAAAAGATATATTTGAGGAAGCGTTTCCTCAATACACTCAGGTGGGTGGAAATCATTATACTAAGTTTCCTATACAACCTTATGAGTTTATTTCAAAAAACAATTTGTCGTTTTTTCAGGGGAACGTTATAAAATACGTTTGCCGCTATGAACGTAAAGGCGGAACAGAAGACATAAAGAAGATAATACATTATTGTCAACTAGAATTACTTAAAATAAAAGACGAAAAGAAAAAATGATTATACCACAAACTGAGTGGGTGCAACCAACAGAGTATCCTGATCTTAGGTCTTACGATGAAATTGCAATAGACTTGGAAACTAGAGATCCTGATTTAAAATCAAAAGGCTCTGGCTCTGTGGTTGGTAATGGTGAGATAGTTGGTATTTCTGTAGCCACTTATAGTGAAAGTTGGTATTTTCCTATAGCTCACGCATCTGGTCCTAACATGGATCGAAAGAAAACTTTAGAATGGTTTAAAGATATTTTAGATTGTCCAGCTACGAAAATATTTCACAACGCCATGTATGACGTTAGTTGGATACGTAGTTTAGGCCTAAATATCAATGGTTTAGTGGTTGATACCATGATTGCATGTTCTTTATTAGATGAAAACAGATTTTCATACACACTAAATACTTTATCTTGGCATTTTCTAAACGAGGGTAAAAATGAAAGAGCTTTGTTAGAAGCAGCAAAGCAAAGAGGGTTAGATGCTAAAGCAGATATGTGGAAACTACCAGCGCAAGAAGTTGGAGCATACGCTGAAAAAGATGCAGAGTTAACTTTTAAATTATGGCAACATGTAAAAAAATTAATAATAGAACAAGACCTACAATCTATATTTAATCTTGAGACAGATCTTTTTCCTTGTTTAGTTGATATGCGGTTCCTCGGAGTTCGTGTAGACGTTCACAGAGCCAGTCAATTAAAAAAAGAATTAACCACCAAAGAAGAACGCCTAATACACCAAGTGAAAATAGAAACAGGAATAGATACTCAGATATGGGCTGCCCGATCGATCGCCAAAGTTTTTGACAAACTAAAATTATCTTACGAGCGAACTGCAAAATCTGGTGAGCCTTCATTTACAAAAAACTTCCTGTCTAATCATAAAAATCCAATCATACAAAAGATAGCAGAGGCTAGAAAGATAAACAAGGTTAACACAACATTTATTGACACTATTTTAAAACATGAATATCGAGGTAGAATACATGCAGAAATAAATCAAATTAGATCTGACGATGGTGGAACGGTCACTGGTAGATTTAGTTATTCTAATCCTAATCTACAACAAATACCTGCAAGGGATCCGGATACAGGGCCTTTAATTAGATCTTTATTTATACCTGAGAAAGGGTGTGAGTGGGGTTGTTTTGACTACTCGCAACAGGAACCAAGACTTGTTGCACACTATGCACTAAGATATGGATTAGCTTCTGTTAATCCAATAGCTGATTCTTACGATACTGATCCATCAACAGACTTTCATAAAATAGTTGCTGAGATGGCAGAGATACCTAGAGATCAGGCCAAAGTAATTAATTTAGGTTTGTTTTATGGTATGGGTAAAGCAAAGCTACAAGCAGAGTTAGGTGTAAGTAAATACAAAGCAGAGGAGCTGTTTAATAAATATCACAGCAAAGTTCCATTTGTAAAACAATTAATGAACGAAGTTATGAAAGCTGCTTCTAACAGAGGACAAATAAAAACTTTATTAAATAGACGTTGTCGTTTTCCAAAATATGAACCTATACTTCGTGGATCAGACTGGGGTAAATATGTTCCACCAGAAGATCAAGAACGTATGGAAGATTTACAAAAGATGGGTCCTTATTTAAAAGATGATGAAGGTGAATTGTTAAAAGATAAAGATGGTAATGTAAAAACAAATTATTGGCACAACAATCCTACACGTAGAGCTTTTACATACAAAGCTTTAAATAAATTAATTCAAGGTAGTGCAGCTGATATGACAAAGAAAGCTATGTTGGAATTACACAGAGAGGGTATCATACCACACATTCAAGTTCACGATGAATTAGACATATCAATACCTGACAAAGTTATAGCAGACAAAGTAAAAGATATTATGGAAAATGCAGTTGATCTTAAAATACCAAACAAAGTAGATTATGAATCTGGTCCTAACTGGGGGTCAATAAAATAATGTTATTGATAGATACATATCTTGATAAAAGTAAAATACATGGAGTGGGAGTCTTTGCAAAAGAAAATGCAAAGAAAGGTGAAAAAATAAAAGAAGTTAGACCTGAATTTGAAATAGAATTTAACAGTGAAAACTTGCCACGTATGCCTCTAGCTCTTGCTAAGTTTATCGACACACATTCCTACGAAAGAGAGTTAGGATCTAAAATGTTTGTTATGGGCATCGATAATGAAAAATATTTAAATCATAGTACTGATCCTAGTGTAAATGATGATGGCATTGCGTTAAAAGATATAAACATAGGTGACGAAATAACGATAGACTACAGAGACTTTGATGATAGTATGCAAGCATGGCTTACTTAAATGCAAACATACCAGCAACTTATGCACAAATAAGAAGGGAGTTTTTATATGACTTACAAAAACATCATGGAGAAGTTGAAGATTGTATTATCTTCGGTGTATCTGCTCTTGAAGGCCGGGCTCTTTTATTCCATGCGATTATGGAGAATGGGGCTGTCTTTTATCGTCTCCCGATATCTGCCTTCATACAGAGAGGTTTTAGACCGGAAGATGTTCCTAAACGTAGACTTGATGAACTTCAGCTATGGAATTGTTTTAGCTATTATCCTGCTGTTACTAGTTGGGATTTTTTAGTTTCACAATCAGGTAAATACATTGGTAAAGATAAAAAATGGCATAGAGGAAAATATTTATTTACTATTGACTTTGCACACCCAGACGCTAACATCATAGATACTGATCATTCAGAGATACCGCACGAACACAAGTGCGCTCACATACTTGCATTAAATGATGGCAATTATGCTGCACAACCAAACAACAGATTAATTTGGGATATACCCTCTTTTACAGTTAAAAAGACTGTGCCTGATTGGAAAGTGCAAACAACAGAGTGGAACGTAGAGGACTCTGGACAGTGGATTACTGAAGATACTGACAATTTTTTCTACGAAATTGAGGAGAAAAAACATGATTAACATTTGTGTAGATTGTGGACATAGACACAGAGGTGTTATAGAATGTAACTATTGTGATTGTGGACACACACCACTAATTATGACGGAGGACAATATGGTAAAAAAAATTATAAAATGGATTTGGAAAATTATTTGTTGGCCATTCAAAAAAATACATCAATGGTTAACAGCTTCTTTACCAAAGTAATTTATGAGTAAGAAACCATTAAACATATCGGAAGAGGCAGCCGTGCAGATGCCTATGAAGACGGTTGCCTCGCTGATCGTCATCGTAGCACTCGGCACGATGGGTTATTTTCAAATTATAGAACGTCTCAATGTTGCAGATACTCGTATACAGATAATGGAGAAAGATCTTGAAGAGAATACAGAGTTTAGAATAAAGTGGCCACGTGGACAACTAGGATCACTGCCCGCTGATTCTGAGCAGTTCATGATGATCGAAGATCTTTATAAGACCACAGACAAGTTAAACAAACACATAGAAAACATGGCGTTGAACAAAGTCAACATAGAGTTTTTAAGAAAACAAATGGACAAAGTATTAGAAGATATAGAAAATTTAAAAGATGCTAATCGTGAGATTGGTTATAAAAATGGGAGTTATTCACAATGAAAACAGAACTTGTAGTTGCTTTACTTTTAATAATGAACAATGAAATTGTAGAGCATAGAATACAGCCTGAAGGAATGGCTCAATGTCTCCGAAGAAAACGCCACGCAGAACGTGACTATCATCCAGGCGTACAGCACCGATGTCTAAAGTCTAAAGCAGAATTAGAACAAAACATCGATGGATCTTGGTATATCAGAAAGTTGATATTAGATTAATGAACCGCAAAGCATTTAAAAATTTATCTTTCATAAATAAATTTGCACAAAAATTAAGAGATGCAAGGTTTTATCAACGTAGAAAAGATAGTAAAAAAATATATAATAGGAAAAAAATAAAACATGAATCTTTCGCGTAATTTCACTTTATCAGAACTAACTAAATCAGACACTGCTATACGTAAGGGCATCAATAACAATCCTAACGCAGAACAAATAGAAAAACTAAAAGCCTTGTGTGAAAATATTCTCCAG